GCGAAGGTGTACGTCACCCGCCAGAGCACGCCCCAATCGGGGTCGCGCGTCCGCTCGCCGGTGATGTCCTTGATCAAAACCGATTCCGCCGCCCAACCGAGCCAAGTGGAGGCGTTGACCCGGTTCTTGTAGAGATTGACCCAGGCGGAATTGAAGCTCTTCTCGATCCGCGAGACGACCGCGACGGGGGTTGTGATCGGAACCGTCAGCGGCGGGTCGAACGGATCGCCGGCCTTGTTGAGGATCGGCTCGCCGTCGCGATCGTGGGTCACCGCGAATTCGGAATCCTCGCTCGTCCAATTGAGCGTCGGCTCGGCGTCCCAGGATTGAGCGACCCACCGCCCCTCGGAATCGACCGCCGCCCCGGCCTGGTTGGCCGCGTCGAACGGACCAAACTCCAGCTTGACGAGGTACGTCAACCCGGCCTCGTCAAGGTCGCCGACCGAGACCGATTGAATGAAGCTGCCCGCGTCTGATTCCGTCGCCGTTGACGTCAGCGGATAGCGGTACGTCATGGCCGGGGACAAGTTCAGGGCCTGGATGACGGCCAGGGGACCGACGGCGACCGAATCGACCTCGACGCAGAGTTCGACCGAATACCGGCGCGAGCCGGAGGCGTCCCAATTCGCCCCCCGCCCCGTTTGAGTCTCCGCGATTGCGATGACGCCCACTGATGGCTCCTTAACTCAGATCGGCGATGGAGAGGTTGCCGACGCCCTTGATTCCCCCCGCGATCTCGCGGAGGGTCGCGACGGCCTTGTCCACCCCGTCGGCCGTCCGCTTGGTGTTCTCCTCGGTGGAGTTCTTGCCCATCCCGAAGCGGTTGCGGAGCACGGTGGACGTCGCTTCCGCCGAACCCAGACGCAACGCCTCGCCGAAGGGCTTCGAGGCCTTCTTTTCCAGCGCCCCCGGATCGCTCCCGCCGACGTTCATGGGCAGGTTGATGGGCTTGTTCGCCAGATCGGCCCGGAGCGCGGCCGCTTCGTCGCGGACCTGCTGAAATCGCTCGGAGACGGCGCTCGACCAAGCCGGTGAGTTCCAGGCGTCGGCCACGTCTTGGGCCTGCTCTTTGGTCGATTCCCACATCGAATCGACCACCACGTTTACGGATTCAGCGAAATCCGCGAGCGGGCTTTCGAGGCCAGTTAACGACGTGTAGATATAGTTGATTCCGTCCAGGAGCAAGGCGTCAAGTTTGATGAGCGCCGTGTAAACGGCCGTCCCCACCACTCCCAGAGCCTTGAAGCCGATAACCACGTACTGACAGGCGTTGGCGATGCCGCCGATCGCGACTTCAAGAATGTTGATCGGCTCAAGCGTCAGGCCGATGGATTCAATGGCTCCCGACGCCCAATCGGCTATGAACGTGGTGGCGTCGGTCCACGCCTGGCCCATGACGGCGATGCCCTCGGAAAGACCGCCGAGCATCGCGCCCACGGCCGGGGCAAAGGTCTCCCCCAGGGTGATTTGGAGGTTTTCGAGTTGACCCCAAAACGCCTCGATCTTGGACGACGCGCCGTCGGCCTCTCGCGCGGCCGCGCCGATGGCGGGGCCGGACTTTTCGAGGATGATGTTCGCCCGCGCTTGAATCTTTTGGGCGTCGGTCAGTTCCGCGCCGACTTGGGCCAAGCCCATCTCGTAAGCTTTGGCCTTGACCGCCGCTTCGGTGAGGAAGATGCCGAAGTCCCGCAGCGGCTCGCTCTCCCCGGCCAGGCCGGAGCGGAGCTTCTGAAACGCGACTTCGAACGAGGTGTCGTTGAACCGGGATAGATCGTTGGCCAGCCGCACGATGGAGTCGGAGTATTCGGCGACGGCGCCGGAGTTGAAGCCCGCCCCCTGGAACATCGAGCCGATCCGGCCGGAGGCGTCGAGCATATCGTTGAGCGAGAGGCCGTAGGCCTTGGCCATGTCGCGGGAGAGTTGTTCGACCCGGGGGCCTTCGTCGCCGAAGACGGCCCCGATCTTGTTGACGGCCTCCTCGGCGTGAGCCGCGGCGTTGGCGAACTTGTAAATCGCCGCCGTCGCCGCGCCGCCGATCGCCCCGGCCCACAGGCCGCGAATCAGCCCGGACGTTTGCTCGATCCGCGCGGAGAATTGCTGAACGGACGACGCCGCCGAATCAAGCCCCTTGCTAAGAGGCGAGGTGTTGGTGGACATCGCGATGTTGATCGTGCCGACGGTCGCCACTATCGCCCCCGCTTGCTCTTGGTGATTTTCGGCCGGAGTTTGCCGCCGACCACGGATTCAAGGCCTTCCTTAAGCGCCTCCATCGCCACGTCGCGGGCCTTCTCGCCTTCGCGTTCGTAGGCGGGCCTCATGAACGGCCGGGGCTCAAGCCCCCGCTTGGGAGCGCCGAATTCGAGGAACGACGCATAAAAGGTTTCGCCCTTGAAGTCGCCCTCGCCGATGCGGGTCTCGATGGAGATGACGTTCCGCTTCCGTTTGCCGGCGCGGGTCTTGATCGACCGCCGGGTGAGCCCGGTGTCAACCGGGGCCTGTTGCTTGGCCTCGGTCGTGATGATCTTCATGCCCTTGCGCATCGCCTGGCGCACGGCCTTGCGCTGCAGCTTCGGTTCGACCGACCTTAAGAGCCGGTCGATTTCCTTGTCTCCGGTGACGATGAGGGCGGTTCCGCCCCCGGCCTTCCTTCGAGCCACGGCTTCACTCCCAGCAGTTTGCTCAAAAGCCCCCGCGACTGTTCGGGGGACATCGCCTTGCCGCCCTTCCGCCGCCGCTTCACGGCCCGGGGGAGGAAGTCCTCGAACTTGGGACGCTTGCCCTTGCCGCCGAAGACGTTGGCGAGGGTGAAGCTGATCGAGGCCGCGTCCCAATGGCCGTCGGGAAGCGGCTCAAGCTTCGCGTAAACCATCCATTCGGAGAGCTCCGCCGACGACATCCGCTCGATCTCCGCGACCGTCTTCCCGAGAACGACGGCCAGGCGAAACATGAAGCGCCGCGTCGGCCGCTCTAGTTTTTTTCCAGTTCCTCGAAGTCGCGATCCGTGATCGCGTTCAAGCGCATGGCCGCGTTGACGAGCGGCTCGAGGTGCTTGGCCGACTTGCCCGCGATCGAGGGGACATCCTCGACCCGGAACAGCGGCTTGTCGTCGGAGTCAACGACGGTTGCCGCCAACAGCCGGGCCCGGCCGTTGGGGACGGAAGCCTTGATCGCCTCGGCCTCGAAGGCGTCCCGCTCGCCGGCCGAGAGCATGCGGACGCGGAACGTCCCGACCCCCTTGACCTCCACTTCCTCGGTCTTGGGGGCGGGGATCAACCTAAAGAAGTCTTCGCGCGTAACCATTGGAATCCTTGGATTGAAGCCCTGGGGACGGGGGAAATTACTCTTCGACCTCGGCGAGAACCGGGAGCGAGGTGAGCGCGATGGTGAGAGAGCCCTCGAGGCCCGAATCGACGTCGGCCGCGTCCACGGTGAAGCCGCTCACGAAGCCGTCGAACGTGTCGGTGCACGCGGGGGACTCGCCCACGGCGGGATAGTTGATTCGCCAGGAGTGCACGGCCGTCTGCGGCGAGGCGGCAAGCTGGCCGTCGAGCCAGACGTGCATCGTGTCGGACGGATCGAAGTCGATGCCGAACGACAACTCCCCGGGCTCGGAGAGGCCGGGCTGAATGATCTTGTTGGTGGCCGAGAGACAGGCGCGGGTCGTGCTGCCCCGCGTCCCCCGGTCAAGGGACAGGTCGTAAATGCAGCCGACCTCGGTGTAGGTCGATTCGCCGGCCTTCTTGACCGACAACGTGGTTCCGGCGGCGGGGCGGTAGCCCATCGTCAATCTCCAATGCTAGTCGGCCAAGTAGCCGACGGTGAAATCAAGCGAAACCTGATACCTGGATTCGTCGGTCCCCGCGCCGACGCGGACGGGGACGTCGGCCTCGTCGTCGGGGACGCACGCGAAGACGTACACCGAGCCGACGTAGCCGCGAAACTTGGAGAGCCGGTCGTAAATCCCCGCCGCGAGCGCCGCCGCGTCGGCCTCCACGTCGGCCACGCACCAGACCGCCACGCGGGCCCGCCGCCCTCGGCTGGGGCCGCACAGGTTGAGGCGGGGCTCCGAGCCCGTGAGCGCGAACGTGACGAACGGCTTCGGATCCGCCTGGGGGGCGTCCCCGAAGTAGACCCGCTCCCCCGCCAGCGTCATGACGGCGGGCGTGGTCGAGAGCAGCGAGTGGACGGCCTCGCGAATCGTGGAGCCCGCGAGGGGCGGCTCCCAGGCCGGGGGCGCTGCGTTGAAGCCGATCGGCATATTGAACACGTCAAGCCTCGGTCATAAAGAGGTAGGTCGCCCCGCGGCCCCCGCCGCCGGGCGGATCCGCCCGCTCCAGGCAACCGGCGGCGCATGGGTCCGGGCGTTCGCGGCCCAGCATGTCCACGTCCAGGCCGGTTGGTCGCGGGGCGAACGCCAGGACGGGGGAGCCCTCCTGGGGCTCGTACATCGGCCGAAGCGGCAGACCCGCGAATCCGGCGGCGCCGCGCGTCAGCGCGGGGTACAGGTCCGTCCGAGAGTTGGTCCCCGCGTCCACGTTGGTCCGAGGCGTGCCGTCGAAGAAGATGTTGTAATCCTCGTCGATCGACCCGTTCGCGGACGCGGAAACGCCGGTCTGGCACGCCAAAAAGACGCACATGCGGACGGTGATGATCTGGGGCGACGCCGACCAGTTGTAGGCCCGGACCGCCGAGCCGCGCGAGCCGACGAACGTGCAACCCTCGACCAAAACCCCCGTCGGCCCGCCCGCGTCGCTTGAGCCCGTCCGCTCGACGATGAACGCCCCGAACGCGCCCGACGCCGCTCCACCCAGGAAGAGGCAGTTGCGGGCGGTCACGCCGACGTCGTAATCGGCCGCGGCGTTGGAGCGGACCACCCGGACGCCGGAGCCCGACGAGGCGTCAACGACGCACCGCTCAACCGTCACGTCGGTGGAGTTGCCCGTGATCGTGACGCCGTATTTGGCCGGGTGCGAATTGATTACGCAGTCGCGTATGTTGATGCGAGCGCAATCGCCGAGATAGACGCCGCTTCCCGCGCCGGAGTTGCCGCCGACGAGGGATAGCTTTTGGATCGTCACGTCGGTCTTGGTGTTGAGAGCCAACGCCGAGCCGGCGATCGGCGCGTTGTCGGCCGACCACGCCCGGATTTCCGGCAGGCCGACGCCGCCCACGCCGCCCGCCGCCTCGAACAGAGAGCCGTCGTCGTCGCCGAGAATCGTCAGCGGATTGGATTCGGACGGCGAGACGCCCATCGAGATCGCCTCGCGGAACAGGTCGCCGCCCCGGAGAATGACCTGATTGGGCTCGCTCGCCGTCGCCCCGCCCCCGGCGCCGATCGCCTTGCCGACCGTCGCCCACGGATTCGGGCCGCTGCCGTCGCCGGTCGAGTCGGACCCCAGGCTTGACGAGACGTAGTAGTCAGCCATCGGCGACCCCCTTGAACAGCATGACCATCGGGGCCGCGTTGCGATCGACGAACGCCGCGAGCTTCGGGGACGGCAACTCTTGCAGGAGATCGGACATCAACACCGCGTTGTCGCCGGTGCAGTCCACGCGGACCTCGCCCGTCTCCGGGTCGCGAAAGCCAATCTCGATCAGATAATCGCTCTTGATCGTGATCGTTTTGTCGCCGGGGATCGGCGTGATCTTGTAGGGATTCAGGTCCACGCGATCGCCCCTTAAATCAGGACGTAGGTAAGCTCGCCGCCGACCGCGACCGCCGCCGACAGGTTAAGATTGAGCGACTCGCCCGCCGCCGTCTCCATGAGCCCGACCGGGCAGTACGCGCCGCCGACCGCCGCGTATTTGGGCAGCGTTCGCGGCCCGGTGACATCCGTCGATCCCGACCGCCAGACGGCCGAGACCTCATCGGAGGCCGACAGCCCCCAGCGGAGAACGCGGATTTTCTTGCCCTCGACCCCCGCGACGATTTCGTTGTCGCCGCTCGCCGAGGCGTCAATCGCCGCGAACAAGGGCGTCAGGGCGGTCTCGCCGTTGTAGACGGTGGAACCGTCCACCCCGGCGGAAACCCGCCCGACGAGGTTGGTCCCAGCGGCCAGGCCGACTTGCCAATCGCCCGCCTGGCGCACCGTCGCGTTGAGGTTCGCCGCCGTCGTTTGCGCGACAACCACGGACCCCGACACGCCGACGTTGAGCGCGCCCCCCTGGGTGATCGCGACGGTTGATCCCGCGGCGAAACTGACGGTCGGCTCGCCGACGATGGAGACGGGAAGGCCGTGGGCGGCGTCCACAACCTGCACGGCGCCGCCTTCGGACTCGACGAAGTAGGCGGGAACGGTCCCCATCCAGGAATGACCGTCCGCGTCCACGACGGATTGCCAGAGCATGCCGTCCCGGATCGCCTGGATGGCGTCCCGCAAGTCGGCGAAGTCGCCCGCCGTCGGGGTGTTCCAGGCCGCGCATCCCTCGATCAGCAACACGTCTTCGAAGCCGTCGATGGCCCCGGAG